TGTGCGAATTATACAAGAAGCCTTTCGTTTTTGTGGTTCACAACACGAACCCTATGAACATTTTAAAGTATAAACCGCAGGTACGTAGCTATGTGGTTTACAACAGTGAGTATACTAAGAAAGAGATGAATTATCCCTGTCCGGGTGTGGTGGTTCATCCGCCCATAGATGGCAAGCGGTACAAGGTAGGTAAACGAGGCTCTAAGCTCACCCTTGTTAACCTCTTTCACCGCAAGGGAACTGCGACTTTTCAGCAGATAGCGAGGTTGATGCCGGACAGGGATTTTCTTGGTGTTGAGGGTGGTTATGGCAAACAGGAGAAAGATGTTATCAAGAATGTGACTTACATGGAGAACACGCCGGATATGAAGAAGGTGTACAGTCAGACGAGAATATTATTGATGCCGTCCTTGTATGAGAGTTACGGGCGCACCGCTGTTGAGGCCTTGGTATCTGGTATCCCCGTTATAGCTTCTCCAACACCTGGGCTAAAAGAAAGTCTTGGCGATGCCGGCATTTTCTGTGACGCGGAGAAACCAGAGCAATGGGTTGAGGCTATTAAATCGCTTGATGATCCGGAAAGGTATAAAGCGCAGAGCAGAAAATGTTCCGACAGATTTAAGGCTATTGAAGGCGAAAGGGAAAAAGAACTCAAGAGATTTGAAGATTTTCTATTTGACATTTATGAGCATAAGATATGAAAAAAGGTACTAAAAGGGTAAAGCCGATCATCATTGATGAAGTTGACAGCGAGAAATTCGATGTTCAGAAGTTCTTCGAGAAGCGGATTATCAAAGGACGTGTACCCACTGCGGAGAGGCACATACCGGAGGACCATATCCGGGTTATTGTTCTGAAGGATTGCGAGGGTATGACAGGGCATTACTATGAGGGTGATATTATTGACTTACCCGAGCGGAGGTTTAAGTCGATGAGGCTTAGAGGGCTTGTTGATGAGTATAAAGGCGACAGCGCACCAAACAGATCAAGATGAGAAACTTACAGACAAGAGTTATAACGGATATAGTTACAGAACCGGTATCGGTAACGGAGGCTAAACTTTACTGCAAAGTACAGGACACGGCTGACGATGCCCTGTTCCCCGTGCTTATCACTTCTGCCCGCAGGATGCTTGAGAAATACACTATGACATCCTTTGCCGAAAAGACGCTTCATGCGACATGGGTTGAGACTCCGAAAGACAATGTAATAGAGCTTCCTTATGGGCCTATCATATCGGTGGATAAGATTTACCGTATAGACGAGGAGGGAACAGAAGAAGAACTGGTACTTAATTCTGATTACTATGTCATGGGCGATCAGGATGCTATCATCAAGATAACATCTTACTGGTCATCGGGTAAAGTGTATGTCAACTCTATAAGAGCAGAGTACAAGGCCGGTTATGGTAATACTGCTACTGAGGTACTACCGGCTGAATTAAAGTTGGCTATCCTGAAGCAGGTGGCTACTGACTATGAGCTGAGGGAAAACATCGTTCAGGGCATTACAACTGTTTTGAGTAACGAGAGTAAAGTACTGGCTGCCCCTTATCGTAAAAAACTTTGGATATGATCGGAAAACGCAGACATTATCTTACTGTTCAGGTAGCAACCCGGACAGATGACGGGCAGGGCGGGGGCGAGAACACCTGGACTGACACTTACTATGAGTGGGCATCAGCCAGATTCCTCTCGGGGTCCCGGTCATTGGATAATGGAGGTGTCATTTACCGGAAGGTAGTTGAATTTGAGATAAGAAAACGTACTGATTACACTTTAGGAGTTAACAATAGAATTAAGTGGAATGACGAGTTTTACACTATACATTCGGTATTGCCTTCAGAAAAACTTGATGATTTAAAAGTATTGGCTTATGTCTAAACCTTTTATTATAATACCATCATCAGAAATGGCGAAATTTAAACGCTGGACTTCCGGTCTATCTGAAAAAAACACGAGTCAATGTCAAAAAGCTGTATTTGCTACCTGCACTAATATTGTGCGCAGGGCAATGCGCCTTGCTCCGGTTAATTTTGGTTTCTTGCGGGCTTCCATTGGTACTGATGCAACTGGCGCGGGCATGGCTGCCGAAGTATGGGCGGGAGGTTCAGGGAAGGGCGTTAATGTTAAATATGCTCCTTATGTGGAATTCGGTACGGGCAATAAAGTATATGTGCCGAAAGAATTAGTTAATTATGCCATGCAATTTAAAGGGAGAGGTATAAGAAAAGTAAATAACCAGCATCAACCCTATTTCTTCCCGGCCGTCAATATAAGTATGAAAGAGATGTTTACAAAACTTCACCAAATGGGATTCAAATGAAAGACCCCTCAGAAAATATAAGGCAGTGGCTTCATGATATACTTAACTTAACTGTCCAGTATAACGGGTCTTATGTGCCTTGCTATTCGTTTGTACCTCAGAATGTGGCAAAGCCCTTTATAGTTCTTGGCGAGCAGTATATGGAAGCGGATGAGTCGACAAAGGATAGTAATATAACCTTAAACTCAATCAACATCGAGATATACGCCTCTTACACGGGTAATGATGCAAGTTATAAGATGATCAACTCACTCTCAGAGGATGTATTAGAACTGATAACGGCTGATCCTATTACCGAGGCAGGTTCCGGAGGTTCAGACGTGGGCGGGATAGATGGTTACGGAGAGATTAACATAATGGTCGGAAGTATAGCAACACAAAGGGTATTATTTGACAACGAGATAGTTATAATGAAATCAATAGTTATTAAATTAAGATTAGAGGAGGAGTAAAATGAAATTAAGCGGGAAAAATATGCTTGTGCTGGTTAACGGTACGGCTATCGGGGGGACGAAATCCTTCACATTAACAGTTAACAGCAACCTTATCGACACTACCACAAAAGATAGTGACGCATGGGGGGACAGCCTTTACGGGTCAAAGGATTGGGAGGTATCATTTGACGGCCTGTACGATCCGAGTAACACGATGAACGCAGAGGAGATATTTGACCTTATCACGGGCGACACCACGGCAATCCTTGAGATGGCAGTTATTGACGGTACCGGTGGAGGTCTTGTATTCAGAGGAAACGCAAACGCTACAGGACTGACTATGACAGCAGGTTATAATGATGCTGTCTCAATGTCAGGTGGTTTTAAGGGAGCCGGTGAACTTACAAAAGGAACTGTAGCAACATCGTAGTATGAACACACTAAGCGGTTATATAGAGATTGATTTCTCAGGTGAGCGTTTACCGTTTCAGTTTGGTTCAAATGCGTATGCCCTGTTCTGCGAGAAGTATAAGATAGAGTTCTGGCAGATCGCCTCGAGCGGGATATTCGGGAAAGAGGACGGGACACCCCCTGACATATTCAAGTTAAGGGAGCTGTTCTACTTTGCCCACGTGTCAGCGATGCGAAGCCGGGGCGAACCTGTAATGGTCAATGAGTACAGGTTCGGGGATCTGCTCGATAACACAGAGGGGGCTATCGGGCAACTTCAAACGGCTGTTGTCAACGCTAAGATGTTAGGATTCTCTTTAGCTGAACTGGCAAAGGGGACTGAGGTAAAAAAAAAGTAACGTGGCGTGAGGTTCTTTCGTACTGTGTAGGGGAAGTTGGTTTAAAGCCTTCCGAGTTCTGGAGGATGACCTTTGAGGAGATAGAACTTTCCTGTAAGGGTTACGAGACCAGGGAGGCAAGGCGCAAGGAGTTGCAACGGTTGCAGTGTGCAATTCTTATGAATGTTTACCGCAAGGAAGGGAGCCAGCCCGTTGATGTCCGGGATGTGATGGTACTTTACACCGACAAAGACACACCTAAAGTAGATTTGATGACAAAGGAAGAATACGAGGAAATGAAAGAGTGGAGGAAGCTGATTAAATGGCAGACGAAAAATTAAAAGCACGGTTAGGGCTTGATAATAGCGAGTTCAAGAAGGGGCTGAAGGATAGCGAGGGGATGCTTGGTCAGATGAATGCCGGGTTTAAGAGGCTTGGTGTTATGATCGGAGCAGCTTTCTCTGTGTCTGCTATTAGTAACTTCGTTGGTGAAGGTATTAAATTAGCTGCATCCATGCAGGGAGTTGAGGCAGCCTTTAAGAATCTTAACCAACCCAACCTGCTTCAGAATCTTCGTAATGCCACAAGGGGAACCGTCACTGATCTTCAGTTGATGCAGAAAGCAGTTCAGGCGAAGAACTTTAAGATACCACTTGAACAGCTTGCCACTTATTTTGAGTTTGCCACTAAAAGAGCTATTCAAACCGGCGAGTCGGTTGATTACCTTGTTGACAGTATCATAACAGGGATAGGGCGCAAGTCGGTCCTTGTTATGGATAACCTTGGAATTTCGGCTGTCGCTTTACAGGATGAAGTAAAAAGGGTAGGTGACTTCGGGGCTGCTGCAGGAAATATTATTCAGCGTGAACTAACCGCAATGGGTGATGTGACAGATACAGCAGCCACATCTATATCACAACTTGCAACGGCATGGAAGGAATTAAAGACTCAGGTTGGTGAGTTCGTTTTAAAGAGTGGATTAACTGATTTATTAAATGCCCTGACACGGGATTTTGTTGAGGTCAATGATCCATTTGAGAAATGGAGGGGACTCGATAAGGCAACGGCAGAGGCCCGTAAAACAGAGGTATTAGAGCAGATAGAATATTTTAAAAAACTTGGTGATGCCGGTAAAGCCTCATATAACTTTTATACAGAAGCCTTAGAAGTTCTCGACGGGATAATAAACGAGACTACGCCTCCGATTGAAAAGGAAGTTGAGACGATAGCATCACTTAACGCACAACTGGCAGAAGAAAAGGCATGGCTTGAACAGATTGACGTAGCAGATAAGAAGAGGTTAGCTACACAATTACAAGTCATTGACGCACTTGAAAAGAGAATAAAAAGCCTCACAACATTAGGGGCGACAAGGGAAGTTAATCCTATGATTGGGGAGGTTGCTGCTCTCGGTGATCTTGCCGGATCATGGCAGAAGATAAAAGGTGATTCAAAGGACGCATGGGATAAGCTGGCAGGTGGCCCGAAGGCAGTTACTGCTGTCACTGACATGACCGATGCCCTTATGCTTCAGAGTGAAGCAATCAACATACTAACCAACTCCTTTGATACGCTGTTTACATCTGCTGAGAACGGTTTTGCTAACATGGTCGATACGATGATTGACGGGATGAAAAGGCTTGTAGCAGAATATCTGGCAAAGGCCGCTGTTTTCCTTCTGATACGTGCGTTATTCCCGGCTTCAAACGTTGCCATAGGTGCGACTAAAGGGCTTGCAGGCATGGGATTAGGCAAGTTGGTAGGATTCGCTTCCGGGGGTATGGTATTCGGCCCACAACTGGCGATGGTAGGTGAAAACTCGTCACGGTCAAATCCGGAAGTGATTGCCCCTCTTAATAAACTTATGGGCATGATGGGGCCTCAGATAGTGGAAGTAAAAGGTACAATTAGAGGTAAAGACATAGCACTGGCACTAAGAAGAAATGGCTGAGAGGTGGAGAATAGAATTTTCTGACTTGCAAAAAGTCGAGTGGCGGATCTCAATAGAGGACCCGGACTTCACGGGTGACTATACCCTGTTGAAAGCCACTGGCAACCCGCTTAATTTTGCTTACGACAACGAGTCAGATGATGTATTCGACCCGATGCGTCACTCGAGAGCAACGTTTGAAGTCTATTCTGAAACGAACTTTGCACTCCTTGATCTTTACTCTGTCGAGGATATGCACTACCCGGTTAAGATCTATTGTAACGAGTCTTTATTCTGGAGCGGTTACGTTGAGACACAGAACTACGAGGAAGTATATGAGCCGGTTCCTTATGCTGTTTCGATAACAGCTACGGACGGGCTTTCAATACTTGAGAACATACTATTTGCTGACAACATAGCTTATAATGATGGGGAGGAAACGATAACCTATTATAACGGGCATGAACTTGAATCGGCTATCATCCTTGACATATTAGGAGAGATAGGGTTTACGGAATTTAAGGAGTACGTCAATATCTACGAAGATGATATGCTCGCCACGGCTTCAGACAGCCCCTTTGACCAGATAAAGATTTACAGGGATGTATTTAAAGACTACTACTGTTATGATGTTCTCTCAGAGATATTAAAGAAATACAACGCTATCATACGTCAGAAAGACGGGGTGTTCTGTATTGTCAGACCTATTGAGTTATTAAATGCAACTGTTTATGGCAGGTGGTTCACGGGCGACACGACAAAGACGGCTATTACCCTGAACCCGGATCAGTTCCTTAAAAGGAAAGCTACTCATCCTTCAGCACGGAGGATTCAGTTACCGGGGGGAAGATTGATGATAGTGCCACCGGCAAAGAAAGTCACTTCTGTCTTTGAATACGGTTATAAGGAATCATGGCTCGATAATTATGATTTTGATCCTGATTCATGGGATGGAACAGACTTTCAATTCTGGACTAAATCTGCCCGCTCCATGTTGTTTCAAATAGGTCAGGTAGTGCCTGGTGAAAAGAATGGGGTTTATCTCTATAACAGAAATACCTATCCTGATCTTTTATATTATATCTATCAGTCATTTGGAACCGAAGCGATAATATCTACTTACGATGTATTCAATTTTGAGATTGACTTTATGACTGTTAATGAGGAGTTGACGGATCAGTCAAATGTAAAGTTCTATCTCAGGATTAAACATGATGATACAAATCAGTGGTTAGCAGAAAAGAACGATATAGTATGCGGGTGGGAGACAACGGATCAGATAATCACAATAACACAGGAGACGGCACCGACAGGTTATAGCTCATGGACTACATGGAAAAGAACATTCTTAGGACTTCCCGCTTCCGGTTCATATACTATTTACATTTACAGCTCTGACTTTGGTTCAGATGTTCATGTGGGTGTGCGTAATGTTAAGTTCTATGCCACCTCAGACGAGATACTTGTAAAGGCTCGTAAACACAAGGGACCGTTTAAGAAACTCGCTGAGTATGTACTGATGAATAACCTCTTTTGGAAGGACCCGTTTGCGAAACTTGTTCAGGTAAGCCGTCTGGATCTTGATGAGATAGTTGAATCAGAATATCACGTCAATAACGGCATAGTCGGCAATATCAGGGAGTATAATTACATTTTGGGTGATGTTGTTGATACACAAATGGACAATACCATCTCTCAGTGCAAAGGTGCGTTAGGTGTAATGAAAAGAGTTAATGGTTACAGAGTTGACACTATCACGTTGACGGGCAGTACCGGGACTTGTAACATAACAGTAGGCGGGCTGTCAGGTACGGCTATCTTCTCCATGACGCTATCAATTACTGCACAGGATTTCGTCACTGCTTATGAATCGGATTATGACGGAGTAGGTATAGTGCTTACAAGTAGCGGGGCTGACCTTATCTTCACGGCAAAAGTGGCAGGTACAGAGTTTGATGGTGAGACAAGTCTGGTAAATGCGTCCGGCAATCTCTTTGGATCTATTGCCTACACCACATCTTCATATAGTGAGTCACTCGAGTCATCAGACAGGTGGATATACAGGGGTGGATCTTCTTATAAACCCCTTTTGCATCACATAGCTGATGAGATAGCCTTAGAATACAGCAAGCCCCGGCAGTTGGTTCAGCTTCCTTTATTAGAAACGGCTCAGGGTGTTCAAATAGATGTGATAGGCAATTTTCAGGATGACATCAACACTTCAGGCGGGGAAACAAGGGTATTCGTTTTGAACCGTGCAGAGTTTGATGTTCGCAAAAGGAGATGGGAAGCTGACCTGCATGAGATAGGCACAAGAACGGCAGAGGCCGAAGATGGCGAGGGGGGAAGCACCACGGCAGACAGCACGGTAATAACAGTTGATGATAACACAATAACGGTTGATACGATATGAAGAAATTACTTTTTTTACTTGTAATAATCACGGCTTGTCAGAGGGATATAGTACCCGTTAAGAGCAGGTCGGCAAGCGTAAGCCTTACTGATGTAAATATAGGCACGACAGCCAATGACGGGACGGGCGACGCTCTCAGAACGGCTTTTCAAAAGGTAAACGCAAACAACGCCCTTATCGAAAATGCCTTTGCCACGGTTCCAACGGTGACAGAGATGCGGGACGCTATTGCTGACACTAACCAGCATAATAAAGAGCAGGCAATACCTATTTCAACCCTTGCCTTTATGCAAGCCGATTCTAATAGTTATGGCGGGGCAATGACATATAACGGGGTTGTTAACTATGTCGCCGCTCACGGAGGTAGTGGTTCTGGTGGTTACGAGTGGACTGAGTTCATCGTTGGCACGACGACTGGCGCACCTGCTAATGCTGATACTTCGTTTACTATCTCTGATATGGCAGGGGATGTCATTGAATTGTACAGAGGTACAACGGCGGATCTTCACCGGCAATGGCTCAACGAGACAGCTACCAATGGAATAACCGGGTACAGGTATAACTCGTCGGGTCAGATAGTGGTCCGTCCGGCATGGTCAACAGGGGACAGGGCATATATCAAAGCGGTTCCGACTTCAGGGGTATCTAAGATAACTCTGTCGGGTGGGGCTTCTACGCTCCTTACAGGACTCAGAGCGGGATGGAAGATGGACGAGACTTCAGGGACACAGGTGAATGATGTGCTTTCAACTTACACCGGTTCGACAACAGCAACGGTTAATCAGACGGGTAAGTTTGGGAGGGCACACAGTTTTAACGGCAGCCAGATGGCAACCTTCGGAACTGATGTTGGCGACTTGGGCACTAATGACTTTTCTTATGCTTGCTGGATTTATGTACCTACTCTTCAAAATGCCTATAACGGGTTTATTGAGATGCAAAGCACTTTAGTATCATTTTATGCCATGGTTAATGAGGATAATTACATCAGGGCAATCATAACCTTTGATGACACTAACTACATCCACATAGTCTCTGACGCAGCTATCTCAGCATCTACATGGACTAACATCATAGTAACGTATGACAGAAGTGGCAACGGGACTATGTATGTTAATGGAGTAGCCCAGACCGATGTAGAGGATATTTCAGCACATTCGGCAGTTGATGTGCAGAGTAATATGAACTTCAGGATTGGAAGGGGAGGTACTTCGACCTGGTATTTCAACGGCTCGATTGATGACGTGTACTTGTGGACTAAGGTTCTGACTCAGGACGAAATTGATGAATTGCAACTTGGTACTTATCCGTGGTAACATGAAGAAACTACTATTCATACTACTTTTATTTCTCCCACTGGCAGCGTGGGGTCAGAGTCATTACTATGTGGCCCCTTATGGTGTTGATGTTATGTGGGGCGGGACATTGGAGGAACCGTGGGCAACGCTTAGCTATGCTATAACGCGGGTCACAACTGCAGGGAGTACAATACACGTGGAGGGGGGTACGTATCCGCCTATCACAAGCCAAATGCTATTACGCAATGGCGTAAGCATCGAAGGTGCAGGCAGGAATATTACTACGATACCTTTGACATATTCAGCAGGAAGACCTTGCATAAAACTTGAGACATGGTTGGGATGGGAAAACAAAACAACAGTGGGACACCAGCATATATCTGGGATAAAGTTTGTTGGATCAACAACTCCCGGAACTCCTATTGGTCAGGCAGCCATAGGTGTTAACTTCAGGAATTATGTAGAAATATATGATTGTTGGTTTGAAGATTTTTCACGTAATGCTGTTTGGTTTACTGGAGAACCTACGTATAATGATTGGACGATTGATAACCCTTATGATGCGAGAATAGCGGTAGATTCAGAGCATCTGCCTTTTAGTGATAGTTTTTGTGAAGGGAATAAGTTTTACAATAATCAAGTTCATAATTGTTGCGGATTGATCGGATTACCAGCAGACAGACAGTTTTCTGGTGCGTTAGAAGTAGCTACACAGGATGGGATGCTTATTTATGGTAATAATATGACTGCTTTAGGTAGGTCTGGGACTAATAATGGAGTACCCATAAAACTTATACATGATTGTGGTTTTAATAAAAATGTAAAAATATATAATAATACCATTGATGCCGGGCATAAAGATACTAATTACTGGCAATTTTCCATGGAGATTTGGTGGAACCTGGGAGGCATTGAAATATATAATAATACGCTGAAAGGATCTATAGATTTCTGTGATTCGTGGGATCAATATGGAGTTGGTTATGGTGTTAAAATATATGATAACGACATAGGATATAGCACATCATCTAATTTGTGGGAACCTGGTATTAGGTTCGAAGGGACTCATGTAGATGATTATGTATTTAGAAATAAATTTCATAATATTAATATAGGGATAGAAGTAAATAATGAAAACGCAACAGGGGCAACTACTTGGGATGGTGTGCATATTTACGATAATTTGATGGTTGATTTATCTGGACCATCTTGGCAGTGTTGGGGAATTTATTGGGGAGGCGAAGGAATAATTACAAATACGAGCGCTATCTGGCAAGATATTTATATTCAACATAATACCATAGTAGCTGCTTCTACTTCTATATATCCAACAACTTATGGCATAATGCTCCCTACTGTTCAGGATGTTAATAATGTGTTTATTGAAAATAACATATTAATTAATTGGGAGAGGGGCGCTATCTGGGGTGATAAAACAAGGGTTCAGGCAACTAATATTTACATAAGAAATAATCTCATATATGATAGTTACAATAACAATGATCCTGTTTACTTAAATGGTTACCCGACTTCTGGGATAACATACTCAGGAACCGTAAAGACTGATCCGTTATTTTATTCTTCAACTGATTACAGGTTACAAGCATTATCTCCCTGTGTTGGGAGAGGCAGATATCTTGGTATATCCTATCTCACTTCTGATTATGTTGGCAATAACTGGATGAACCCTCCAAGTATAGGAGCTTATGAATATGTCGGTTCTTCCACGATTCCGATTGTGTCAACTTCCCCTGTTTTAAATATTACAGAGACTACAGCAGTATCAGGCGGTTATATTTCCTCAGACGGAGGACATGCCGTAACTGCAAGGGGTGTGTGTTGGAGTACTTCTACGGGGCCCACAACGGCAGACGACAAGACAGAGGACGGCACAGGCACGGGACGTTTTACTTCTAACGTGACAGGATTAACCAACGGGGAGACTTACTATCTCAGGGCTTATGCAACGAATAGCATCGGAACGGCTTACGGGTTGGAGAGAGTATTTACGACTCCTATCCCGACATCTTCAGGGGTGCGGTTTATCATGCACGACGGGGTTTTTGTAATTCATAACGGGAAATTTATTAAATCAGAATGATATGGGATGGTTAAATATGAATGGGATTTGGATAGGGAGAAACAGAGGGGGCGGAATTTCGTGGCAAACATACTGGACTCCCCAAAAAGAGCCGAGTGCTCTCATTGTAACTGCACAGACTGATACTACTATTGATTTCAGTTGGACGGCAGCGACAGAACCAGAGGATGGTTATAAGCTGAAAATTTCAACTGATGGTGTTACATATACTGATAAAGTTACTGTTAACAATGCTACGACGACAGCACAGGCAACAGGACTCACAGCAGGGGTTTTGTATTACTTTAAAGTCGTTGCTTATAAAGGAACGCATGAAAGCATTGGTACAGATGTTTATGACACAAGGTTTAAAATAACGATTGATACTACAAAGGCGGGATCAGCAAATGATACGTTCGTGCTTCCGACAGCAGGAGCAGGCACATATAACTATTTCGTTGATTGGGGTGACGGTGGTGCTGAAGAAAATGTTGTTGCTAATACATCACAGACTCATGTTTATGCAGCTCCCGGAACTTACCAGATAAAGGTAAGAGGGACGTTCCCACAAATATATTTTAATAATGGAGGTGATAGAGCCAAGCTGATGACTATTGATAATTGGGGAAATATTATATGGTCATCAATGAGAAGTGCTTTTTATGGATGTCCTGTGGTGCAGGGCGTATGGATTGATGTTCCTAATACTGCTGAGGTAACAGATATGGCTTATATGTTTTATGGGTGTTCTGCATT